TGTTACCGCTCGGTACGGTGGATAAGTCGGTGCTATAAAAGAGAAGAGCCGCTCTGGGAGGAGCGGCCCTTCGGTTGGGGGATACGTTTGTCATGCCGACGAACGCCCCCTTCCTAACACTCTAGGCTGCCAAGCGCAAGCCGGGAGGGGGATAAATGAAGCGACCTTGGATGCCCCTATACATAGGGGACTTCTTAACCGATACCACACACCTGATGGCTACCGAGACAGGGGCTTACCTACTCCTGCTAATGCATTATTGGACCAATGGCCCAATCCCGGACGATAATGCGCGGTTATGTCGTATAGCAAAGATTCATCCACCCCACTGGAAGCGTATTCGAGCAGCCCTGGAGCCATTCTTCGATCTTACTAAGAGGCCGGGCTTATGGTCACACCACAGAGCCGATCAAGAGCTTACTAAGGCGGACGAAATCTCTAGCAAACGCAAGAAGGCTGCCATGCAAATGCACAGCAAAAGCTCTGCAAATGCAGAGCAAATGCACACACAGTCACAGTCACAAAGTAAGAAAGAAGAAGAGGCTGCTTCCAATGTCCCATTGAAAGCCCCTTCTTTTAAGGTTTCTAAAAAAGGGAACCAACTTCCCGCCGACTGGCGCCCGGCCGAGCGGCATTACGCGGAGGCTGCCGCGCTAAATCTCCCTAGGGCTACTGTGGACAGGGAGGCTCAGAATATGCGGCTCTGGGCGGTTGCTAATGCCAACAGGGCGGTCGCCCGCAAGGCTAATTGGGATGCGACCTTCTCCAACTGGCTAAGGCGAAAGGCCGATGATGGACAGAAAAAGCAGGAAATCAATTGGAACAGTGGGATCGAGGGGGTAATCTAGTATGGGTGATGTAATCAAGCTCCGCCCCAGGGGGTGCTACACGCTGGCTGACCTTCCCCAGCGTGAGGATATCCGCAAGCTGGCTAAGAGTACGGGCTGGGAGAAATTGGACGAGCTATGGCGGCTCTATCCCGGTCAGTTTGTGATGGTCACTGGAATCGCTGGCCACGGCAAGTCAACCTTCGTGCTAAACGTGGTCGCCAACATGGCGCACGATTTTGGGGTGAGGACGTTTCTGTTTGTACCGGAGAATGAGCAGAGCATTCGGGACAAGATGCGCCTGATCTGGGGCGAGCGGGAAGGATTCAAATACTTCTGCGAGAATCAGTGCATTGTTCAATCTGCGGTCGAGGATTCCTTCGGCGATGACCCGATGGACCTCAGGAGTGTGATGGAGAGGGCGGCTCAGGTAATCGAGCGCGATTCTGTCGATGTTGTGGTGATCGATCCATGGAACGAGCTGGAGCACCTTAAGCCGCAAAACCAATTGATGACCGATTACATCAGGGATGCCCTGATGTGGCTTAAGCGCATTTGTCGGCATTACGCGGTCACAGTGATTCTGATCGCGCATCCGACTAAGGCGGTGACGGAGAATGGGGGAAGGCAGCCAACTCTGGCCGATATCGAGGGATCAATGAATTGGTATAACAAATGCGATAATGGATTGATTGTTACGAGAAACTTCAGCGCAAATTATGCCAAGGTTGTGAGTGCAAAGGTGCGCGAACATGGCGCTGGCCGTATAGGCGAGTGCCATTTTGAGGTTAATCCAAATACGGGGAGATTTACGCCGCAGCCTGGAGGTTTGTCGCTGTGACATTCCAGGAGCACATGGAGCGGGCGGAATTATTTCTGGAACAGGCTGAGGAGTCGGCTGCCGCACTTAAGCAATGGATGGCCGATTGGAGAAAGCGGCAGCAGCCGAAGGAAAGGGACGATGATGATATTTACGATGAAGATAATTGGTGAGGCGCATGCTTGATGCAAAGTGTCTCCCATGTTTCTTTGGTAAATTCAGAATCGGGAGTTAAGCAAAAGCGAATAGCGCCATGTTCAAAGTCCTTCATGGAAATGAATCTACCGCACACATCGCATCGATTCCAAGGCTTCTCTTTCATATTTCTCTCCTGCGCGCGTAAAATAAAACCCGGCCGCATGGGGGTGCATGCGACCGGGGCCGTATTCACACCAGCATAGTGCGTGAGGGTATGCTGATGTGAGGTAGTTACTGAGATTTTTCTTTCCTTAGTTCAGTGAGAGTCTTGTTTTGGCGCCCGCTCTCGAAAGCTTCGTCCATTGTCGGTGGACCATTCTCGGCAATGCTGCCAAAGATCGGGTGCGAGCACTTGTAAAGTTTCTCTACCCTTACTCTGGTTTCATCGCTATAGTAGCCGGCATAGTAGCCGAGATTCTGGCGCTCGATGCTCTCGGCCTCTTTTCTGGTCTTGCCGAATGTCATTGTGTGGGCGACGCATTTCTCAAAGTATGCGTCGGCTTCCTTCTGGTCCATTATTTCCATGGCTGGACCGTACTTGTCGCCAATGGTAGTCTTTTGTCCCCAGTCCATCTTACTCCTCCACATTGAGCAAGCGAACGAACCGACCTTCATTCGGCTTGCTGGGATTATTCAAGTCCTTGAACTCAGACAGCGTAGGCTTGCCATGCTCTGGTCTGAGGATGTAATACTGCCCGGAACGCTGCGAGCCGTCGATATCCTCTGCCTGAATGAAGATGGCTTCGCGTCTGTCCTGGTGATGCTCCAGCGATTCTGAGAAGTCGAGCTTATTTACATCCGTCTCCGGCGGCATCTCAAGAACCCAGGCTTCAAGCAATGCGACATAGCGCACGACTCTATGTCGCTTGAATGTTACCTTAAGGGCAGATGCGAATGCATCTCGCTGCTCTCGGTCTGGCATCTGGATGCAGATCGGGAAGATTTCCCCATTCTCCCGCTCGCATACCCACATAGGGTGGATCATTCCCTGTTTCTTGAACAGATGCTGTGCCGCTTCCTTGCCGTGCTCCATCAGTTGGTCTAAGGTCATGTGCGTCTCATAGGCGTTTATCGATGTAGTCAGAGATTTCTTTGAAGGACTTGCCGTCATCATTCATGTTAGCTAAGTTAATTTGTGTTTCGTGCTTCATTCCAACCCTACGCAGAAGGCTTGCGCCAATCAATTGTGAAGGGTCGCTATTATTGCCGACAAGCTTACCGTCCAGGTATGGAACGAGGGCTGCCTCAATGGGGCGCCATTTGGCTCCAACAACATTGCAAAGGACGCCGAGACAACAATATCGACCGTCCCTTTTTAGGCGATCCTCGCCTTGCTTGTATTTCCCACTGCGAAGCGCCCTTACCCATAGCTTCTTGATCTTCTTATCCATCGTCATTGTCCTCCGCGTAAATTGACAAATAGCTGGGCATTAGCGCCCAGCAAGTACATTGGTGTATTATGATTTTCCGCTGTTCTTGCGCAGCGAGTAAGGGGTCTCCTTGAGGTCGATTCCCATGGCTCGGAATGTAGCCATGACAGTACAATACTGAGGGCGCCTAGTTCCGCCCTGCTTCTTTCTCCGCCAGTTGCCGAGCGTGCCGACCGACACGCCGGAGATATCATGGATATCGCCGTAGGTCATGTCGCTCTCGGCAAGGGCTGCTTCGAACCTATCGAGGATCGGATCACGCTCCTTGAAGGGGTAGGTCCGATAGACGGAAAACTTTCTGGGTGTCTTAGCCATTAGCGCACGACCTCATAAACGCCGGGCTCCTTGGTCTTCTTCAGAAAGCCATCTTTCGTCAGGCTCTGAAGAGCGTAGGAGTAACCGTTGGGGCTGTAGCCCTGCTCTACAAGATGCATGCGCATCTCTTTAACGGCGACTTTCTTGCGTCCCTTTACAAAGGATTGCAAGATATTGACGGAGCCGCCGGGAGCAGTTGTCCAAGACTTTGCCTTAGTCTTGGGCGCGTGATGGCCGTTTGCAACGGCGGCCCCTCTGATCGGAAGCGCAACGGGCGGTTCCAATGTATGGCCATCGAGCAGATGAAGGACTTCAACCACCTTCTTGTCCGCTACGATGCATTTGATTTCAAACATCGTGTTCTCCGTTGGTTGGGGCTCCCCTTACTCCCGGTGAGCATTTGCGCTCACCGGGTACTAAGGAGGGCAGTCGGGGACCGACGACTGCCTCACGGAGCCATTAGTTCATTCGGTCGTGGATTTCGTCCACTTTCTCCTTGATCTTGCGGGTTCGCAGGCTAACCATGGTGAGAGAGTCGTTCTTGGCTCCCGCGCCATTTTCCGGCTCTCCTTGCACGACGGCCTGGAGGCTTTCGGCCAGCTTATCCGCATTGGACTGCTTCTTGGTGTCCCGATTGAGCAGCGCCAGATGGGCCTTCATGGTCTTGGCTGCAACGACCAAATCCTCATCGCTGAGTTTGGAATCGCTGCGACCGATCATGCCCAGCTTGGCTCGCTCGACGCACTCCCGGATCGTTGCGGGAATCTGTCCGGCAAGTTCCTTGGCTGCCTTCATCACTTCGGCAGTCAAAGGCAGGAGATTGCCAGCATAAGCCCGCAACAGACGCTCCACCGCCTCCTGCGTCGGAGCCCTGAGCGAAATCACTGCATCGAGGCGACCCGGCCGAAGAATGACCGGATTGAGCTTCTCTGCGAAGTTAGTCGTCAGGATCGTCATGATCTCCGAACGCTTGGAAACCACACCGTCGATGGTGTTGATGAGATCATTGGCGGCCTCATCACGTTCCGTCATCACGCGGTCGATATCCTCTGCGAAAACGACCGCAGGAGCATAACGATTAGCGAACTCCAGAGCTTGGCGCAAGCCCCGAACGTTGTCCAAGAGGACAAAAGTCCACCCGTTCTGTTCGCAGACGTTGGCCGTCATTCTTGCGGTGAGCGACTTGCCGGTGCCGTAGGGGCCTTCCAGCAGGACGCCTCGCTTGAGCGGGATGCGCTGCTTACGGCAAGATGCCGTATGCTTGATCGGCACCAGGATACTGGTATCGATTTGGGCCTGAATATCCGCATCGAAGATCAGGGACGATTCGGAGGTATCCGAAACATCCATGAACTGCGGCGGATTGTTGATATTCAGGTCGCCATCGTCATCGACGCCGAGGCGAATCGCCTTGCCGCGATAGATGCTCTGCTCCTTGACGATCTTGCGCGTCTTGGTGGCGAGTTCCAGCAGGATATGCCGGTCACGCTTCTTGAAGGTTCCGTGAATGACAAGAACGTGCTTACCTTCATGGAGGGTCGGCTCGGTATTGACTTTCTCGTCAATGCCGGGAAGCTTGAAAGCGCCAATTGGGCACTGAATCACGTCTTCGTCGCGATGGCCGGTCTTGACCGAGATCATGACAGGCGGCCGTGGGCCGAAGAAGCCCGGCGTTGGAACCGGAGAAGCCCAGCCATAAAGCTCCGTCATTGCTTTGACGAAAGCAACGGCGGCATCGAGCGGGTAAGCATCGATGATCTCGAACAGCCCAAATGGCTGGTTGTCATCTTGCAACTTACGCTGAAGCGCCTCGATGGCTTTCTCGGTCGGCATATTGCCGGGATCGCCGGGCAACGTGATGGCGCGGCCGTGATGCTCAATCGGCACATCGAGCCGGTCCCAATTGATCTTGTTCTTCTCGTCAGTCACAACGACATTCGTCATTACGGTTCTCCGTGAGGTTAAGATGGTTTAGTGGCCGGGCCAGTGCTCAAGGTGGGATTTCAGACTCTGATCGTTGCCGTGTACCACTCGCGTGTCGAAATCGGCTGCCGAAGCAGCGTCATGCCACCCTGATGGAATGGACTTGATCCACGCCTGTCTACCACTCTCTCCTGAGAGTGAGGCTGTGCCCGGCCACCAAAGACTTGCCTAGGCAAGTGGCGGCCATTTCCGCCCCAATGCAGCGCCATAGCCGGGGAAAGCGTGACGCTGCATCAGGCCGGAAACCCTTAGTGCAGGCTTCCTGGCGTAGAACGGCGCTGAGCGAGGAACTTGTTCATCGGATCGTTGGATTTTGCGATGATATCCTTCAGGGAGTCGAGCATCTGCGGATCGACAAAGCCATCGACTGGCTTGCCAATTATACTTTCGACCCGCTGAATGGCGCTCCACATGATATCGGGACTGAACTCGATCATCATGCCGACTTCATTACTCTGTCCATCGCGGCCAGGAACAACATCTGGAGACATCTGATTGACCAGGATGGCTGCCAGTAGGCGACTCGTTGTATTAGATAGCTTGCCGACATTCTCCGGGCCTACATTTCGATCCTTGTCCCCATGCCAGCCTATAAGTTGTGATAGGACGTGGATCGCGCCGATTGCTCCGGTTGCGGCAATCAGTACGGCATCAAGCTTGTTCTTGCTTTCATTCGTCGCAGCCATGATGGCAGTCTGGGTTGCAGTCGAGACAAGTTGGGCAAGTCTATCCGCAGTATTTTGTACTTCAATCGGTGCCTGCATTGTGGTTCTCCGTGGTTGCTGACATTCGCCGCTGCGTTTCTGTCAGGGCGTATTCGAGAAAATAAGCGAGCCAGTCTGGATCGTTCTCCTGTTGAAGCGTGATGTTGATTCGCCCCAGGGAAGGCTTAACGATCTCGTCCCGGCATCGCTCATGGAAATGCTCAGGATCGCTCTGTAAGAGAAGGATGGCCCGAGTGAGTTCTTCGTCGGTAAATGCAAGTCCGAGTGTGATCTCGCGGGGCATCGGCCGTCCTTCCATCTTCTGTTCTTCCCTCATGAAATGAGGGGAAGAACAAGAAGATGATGCTCCTGGCCTATTTATGCCATTCTGCACTCATTATGTGGCTCAATGGCGCTGTTGATGGTCTGCGTGTGAAGCGTTTTATCGCATCGCGCGCAGAAGAACTCACGGAACCATCTGTTGCGGACAATGCCGACAGGATGTCACGATGTAGGCGTCATGCGATGGCCGATCAGGAAGCAGAGGATGCGTTTCATCGCTTCACCTTGCGCTTAGTCTGCTTGGCAATGGCAGTGAGAATCATTTTATCGAGTAGTTTCTTTTGGGCAGCCCAGGCGGCAGCCCCGGCATCCCAGGCGGCATCCCCGGCGGCAGCCCTGGCGGCATCCCTGGCGGCATCACTGGCAGCCCTGGCGGCAGCCCAGGCGGCAGCCCTGGCGGCATCACTGGCAGCCCTGGCGGCAGCCCTGGCGGCATCCCAGGCGGCATCACTGGCAGCCCTGGCGGCAGCCCAGGCGGCAGCCCTGGCGGCATCATTGGCAGCAGCCCTGGCAGCCCTGGCGGCATCCCAGGCGGCAGCCCTGGCAGCCCCGGCGGCATCCCCGGCGGCATCCCAGGCGGCAGCCCTGGCGGCAGCCCTTGATGTCTCATCGCCAGTCTCTAAATAATCCCTAACGAGACGTGGGCAGTCCCAGAGATGGATGACGCTGAGGGCGCACTTTCTCGCAAATTCGCGTAAGATTGGTTTTGCGTCTATGCGGGAGATATAGGTTCGTTCTCTCGCGACTGATTTATCTTCTTCATGGACCTTTTTGCCGCCGAGAGAGACGCGGAATAGGATATTCCCTGGCGCATAATTCAGTGCGTCCAGAACCGATGGAGACGCATGAAGTCCCTGCTGGCACATGATCGGTTCGCATTTCACCTTATGTGTAATGCCAACCTTGATTTTGCGTCCGTCTCCATAACGCAAGCGCTCGGTTGCGTCTGAAAAGTACCATCCAAGCCACTTCTTCTTAGTGGCGACCTTTTTCTTTACAGGATTGCGCTTAACGGCCTTACGCTTAGCTTTCCTCATTGTATTTCTCCGTGGTGCAGGCTGGGAGGGCCGTCTTAGGCCCCCCGTGTCTGCATCGCAGAATTATGCGCCGATAACCGCAGGTGCCTCCTCCGTGGCGCTGATATGGAAGAGATTGAAGGGGCCGACACGAACCGCCTTCTCACCCTTCTTGACGAGGCGCCCCTTCTCGAACCACTTGCGGTACGTGAGGACATTCTCGCGGGGCTTTACATCCTGGATGCCCTTGGCAGCGAAGGCGGCGATGCAGTCGGCATCGTTCTTGGCGGCGAACACCGCCTTCTCGGCATCGGTCAGCTTCTGCCGGCCGCGCGGCTTCTTGGCGTTCTTCTTGCCCTTGGCCTTCTGCGGGGCCTTGTGGCCCTTGGCAGCGAGCGCGGCCTGGACGGCGGCAACGATGGTAGCCATATCTTGAGCCTGCATTGTCAGTCTCCGTGGTTGGTGGTGGTCGTCGGGGTGGGATTCCTTCATTTCCCTTCCCTACTCAAGGTAGGAAGGGAATGAAGGAAGAAATCAGCGGTGATGTGTCTGGATGCGCGGGAGGGGGTTGCCGGGGAAATTTCCGTCAATGGAGTATTTAGCCCTATCCCTCTCTGCCTTGGGCAAGCTATCGTAAACGCGATATGAGGATTGATAGTTGCGAGATAGGAAAACTGGATTCCAGCCATTTGGCCCAAGCAACATTGGATCATTCCACTTAGGCCGCGTATCAGGTGGCAGCTTGCGTCTCTTGCGCATGGCTTGTCTCCGTCATAAGCATCGGTTATGATTGGCGAATGGCACCGTTGACGAATCTTAAGCACGAAGTCTTCGTGCGCTCGTATGTTCGCCGCCAGATCGATGCATTCAAGAACAAGCCTGAGGGCTGGCACGGTCGCGGCTACGGCTTCATCTGGCGCGCTTACAAGGATGCCTACCCGCATGTGACCAAGCATACGGTCCTGCTGGCGGCCTCTTACCGATTGCACAAGAAGCCTCACATCCAGGAGAGGATACGTGAAGTCATGAAGAAGATGCTCACCCGGATGGATATCACCGAAGAGCGCATCCTTACCCAGTATCAGGATGCCTACGATCTTGCGGCGCAACAAGGCAAGTCGGCCGACATGATCTCGGCATCGACGGCTCAGGCTAAGCTGGTTGGGCTGCTGCGTGACCGCATCGAGGCGGGAGCGCCCGGCGATTTCGATAAGCTGGAGAACGTATCCGACGTTCTGGCGGCCGTAGAGAGGCAGGCAGGCCCAGAGGCTGCGTTAATGCTTGCCAAGGTGCTGGGACTAAGCCCCCCAGAAGACTCCAACCAGGAGCCTTCTGAAGGGCCCACAGAGGCAGAGGATCAGAATACCGCCGATCTGGAGCGGCTTGATCCTCCAAGTGGGTCGGTGAATTAATAAGACCCAGACCAAGACCCAGACCAAGACCAAGACCAAGACCTAGACCTAGACCTAGACCCAGACCTAGACCTAGACCAAGACCTAGACCAAGACCTAGACCAAGACCCAGACCCAGACCCAGACCAAGACCTAGACCAAGACCTAGACCAAGACCTAGACCAAGACCTCTTATTTGCTGGCTGGAGCATGGTGGTTACTTCATCTGGCCAAAGCTCTCGATTGATTGGCGGGTTACATACCAATCATTCGGGAGCGGCTGTGCATCTTTCCATCCGCCAGAATTAAGGGGGCCTGTTTCGTAGACGATTTTGGCCTCACTGAGCTTGACGCAACTATCATTCACCCCGACGAGTTTTCCGGTGTAGATATACACGCCACAAAACAGGGTGATGGATTTACCGAGGAACGATTCCAGTCCCTCGCCTTCAACCTCAGTCACAACGACTTTCATAAGCATTCTCCGTGGTTGGTGGATGATTAATTGACTGTGCGATTCTTTGGCCAGTCGGTGAAGTCATCAGAGTCGTCATCTTCCCCCGGAAGGGTGCTGTAGAGAGCTTCGCGGGCAAGCTCTCCCAGGCGGTGTCCTGGGATGCCGCTTGAGGCGGCTTCCATCCAGAGCACCATGAGCTTGATTTTAAGCTCCGGCGTAGGGTACTGGGCGACAATAGGCTTTACTGCCGCCTTAAACTCAGCTTCGGTCATATTGTTCTCCGTTGTCAGTCGCGTGAGCTAATTCCCAATTCCTGCCGCATGGCTTCCTTGGGGGTCTGGCCTCTCTTGATGGTGAATGCCATGGCCTCCAGCGGTCTGGCTTCGCTAAGGGCCTCCGTGGCGAGGTCTGCCAAATCTCTGGCAGAAAATCCCTCTCTGCGGGCGGCAGTGAGAATATCATTCACCTGTTGCGCGGTCTCCTCGCTATGGGGCTGCGCAAAGATGGGTCGCAGCAAGTCCTTGATTTCTACTCTTGTTCTCATATTTGTTCTCCGTTGGTGGTTACAAGTTACGATTTTTGACCTCGATGGTTTTAATATCGAAAAAGCTAGCAGCGATGGTGGCTGCCATAAGTCCCACTCCGGCAATCGGCTGGGTTACCAGAAGTGATCCTGCGGCAAATCCCAGGCCGCATATAAAGAGAGATTTCATGCCACTTCCTCCAATTCCGGCTCTTGTCCAGCCATGATGTTAAGTGTCTCGGCGAAATCCTCGTCATGGATTTCCGGTGCCTGCTTGCGCTTATAGGCGCGGCACATGAGCGTGATGGACATGATTTCCTCAGCCATAAGCTCATGGATTTCGACAGGATCGAACATGGTCCGTGTTCTCCGTGGTGGGGCATCTATCTTCTATGCCCTCCTCAATGGAGGGGCATAGAAGTAGATGGTCAGGCTCCCTGCGCGCCAATTGCTTCGTTTGCCGCCTTAAAGACGACTTCGGAGCATTTTGGGCAGAGCAATTTCTCAAATGAGCTATCTGCCACGGCATTACCTTGGTAATCATAGGCCGTGCGGGCTATCTTAAGTCGTGTCCAGTGTGGTGGTCGGCTGTCTCCGTAATGCCCATGCGCATTCTCCTGAATATGCTTGAACGCACAGGCATCGCATGTGTACTCGTAGGATGTTGGAATCTCCCGAATTCCCATTTACTTCTCCCTGAAGTCGCGGCTATTCGGCAATTTCCATGATGATCCGCGCACAGTGCCGCGAATATCATTCTGCGCGAGCCATTGTTCGGCATCATTGATGGTGAAATCCGCCTTGAATGGCGTATGCTGCCATGGGCAGATGCAGCCCGTATCCGTTACGAGCCATCCATTTACGAGGGTGTAATAGGGCCAGTCGAACATTTATTTTCCACCGGCGAATAAATGCGCAGCAGAAGAGAAATTAAGTCCGCTGGCGAAGAAACAGGTTGCAATGTACCATATACGGAATGGTAGGTCTGGGGTGGCACATGCCACCAGTCCGGCGATCAAGCATAGTGCGCCGACAAATAGATTAAACCATTTCATTTCGATTCTCCTTCCTGGCGGCTGTACGCTCGCTGATTTCCTGCTCGAATGCAGCGATCATGCTTTCGATGCGCTTCTTGGATGTGCGTAACTGCTTGAGTCGCTTACCTAAGAAGCGTATTCTGTACTCGTTGAATGGGACGTTGAGTGGGTCACTTAGGTAGGCTGTTGGCATCGCTATCATTCGTAATGCTGAAAGCTTCCTTGAAAAGCTCCGGATCGGCGGCCATTACGAGCCATGCGGCGCCGCTAAGAATGAAGGTATCGAGATTGCCGCATCTCATGGCCATCTCATCATCCTTAACGGCTGCTTCGCGCAGGCGAAGCAAGCAATTGCGGGCCTCCTCTTTGGTAACTGGGTATTTCAGCAGATTTCTCACGATGAAATCCTCCATTGGCCATCATCAGGCATCGCATGACGGTGCTATCGGGGAGTATTAATCCCCGATTTCGGCCTACTTGGGCTGGAATTCCTTAGCTTCTGGTCCGCAAGTCGAAAGGCGACTACGTTGTGTGGAGCAGAAGAAGAACTTAGGTTTTTCTTGCGCAGGAGCGCCAGTAAGCTCCTCTTCTGATAGCTTTTGTGGGTATGGAGCATTAAGGCATTTGGCGAACCTATAGCGATACTGAAGCCATGTGACTGGCGCCATTATCCACCCAATCACAGGTATCAAGGCGAGCCACAACCACGAATTATCCGGCTTACAGAACTTGCAGTCCTTGCAATATTTCGTTGACATATGGTTCTCCTACTTGGGCCGCGTGGAGAGGTAACCAGCCTTGGCCTTGTAATTGGTCAGGGCGGCGGCAGCGATCTTATCGTTCTCGCTGTAGCGAGCGAGGTGCTTGGTGATGCGCTTGATGTGGGACTTGGCGTGACGATTCTCATTGCGGTAGCGCAGGTTCTGCGCCGACTTGCGGGTGCGATCCTGCTTGGAATTCTTCTGCTTCTGAGCCATTTAGTCCTCCGATGGCTGTGGGATTAGTGTCGGCCCGGAATGACGATTTCCTTGGGCTCTCCGGGCGGCTTATACTGCTCGAACGGATTGCCATTTACCAAATGGCCGAGCGGTTCCATCTGATAATCATCGCCGGAGTCATCGACAATGCAGATGACGGCGCGGTATTCTCCGGTTTCCTTATCCTCGCATTGCAGTAAAGCGAGGCGTCCGTCTCGTGCGGCTTCGCACAAGGCGTCGAATTTCTCCTGGTCGTGGGCCTTGATAGCCATTAATTTCCTCCGTGGTTTTAGTGCATTACAGGCGGTATGAGCCCGATCAAGATACCAAAGATCAGGCCCATAGAGAGTCCGGTGAGGATGATTTTGAGCATTATTCAGTCTTGCTGAAGAGCTTGGCCAGCTTTTCGCGGCGGGTGATTTCCTCAAGGACTGCCTTTTTGGGCAGATGCTCGATATGACGGTATTGGTAAGCATCCCCGTAGGGCAGGTGGATCAGGCAGGCGTTCTTGCCGTCTGCGAGCATGTAGCAGGCGTAACCATCGCCAACCAGGAACATGGCGATTTTGCCGGTATGCGGGCCATTCCAGCCGTTGTCGCGCAGCCATTTAGCAAGCTGTTCCTGGTGATCTTCCTTCCGCTTACGCTCGCGGTCAGTGTCGTAATTGGCGTAATCCGGCTCGGGGAACGGTACTTCATCCGGGCATGTGAATACTTTCATGGCGATCTCCATGGTTTGTGCTGGTCCTACGTGTGGGCTCTTCTACTCAAGTAGAGAGAGCCCACACTAGGGGATGGTCTACGCGCGATTTGCGTAGGCTCGCTGATTGGCGAACTGAGCATTACGCAGCATGGCGATATCGCGGGTGCGCAGGCGCTTGGGTAGGTCGTCTTTGGATGAACTGCTGGCTCTTAAGGGGTCGGTGATGACGAGCGAACCGTCCTGGCGGCACATCCAATTACCATCGTGGAGATCGTCGGCCATAGGGAATTGTGTTTGCAATTCCTCGATGAAGGCTTTGATTTTCAGGGCTTCCGGCGATCTTGTGCCGGAGTAAAGGCGAAACAAAGCTTGCTTTCGCAAGTCTCTGGCCTCTTCAGTAAGCGGGTAGAGACGTTCCATGCTTGCGGCGTAGAAGCTGCGATGGTCCTTTTCGATGAAGTGGAACGAGTGAACTTTAGGTGCGATGGTGCCTGCGTAGCCCATTTTGGTGGCCCAGAAGATGTATTTAGGCCAGTCATCGCATGATCGGCAGACTTTGATTACGCGGTCGCTCCCGGCTGGCGCGAATACGTCCGAGTAGAGGCCCGAGCCAAGTTCCTGGAACTTATGTTTCCTGAGGAAACTCAGGAGCTTATCCGACGAAATGGTTGCCATTAGCGCATCTCCGTGTTACGCTGTTGGGGATCATCGGGATGGTTCTACGTTCCCTTCCCTCTGCAAGAGCAAGAGAGGGAAGGGAACTAGGGAGTGTGGATCAGTTCGGCTTGGAATCGCGCGTCTGCGCCTGCTTGCGGATGACGGCTTCCTTAAGCTTCTCGGCCAGGGCGGTTTCGAGCTTGGCGTTAAGGGGCTTGCGGACGAGGCCGGCGAGTTGGAACAGTTGCATGATTCAGTCCTCCGTTTCGCAGCTAATGAGAAAATCGAAGCCCATGTCGATTAGCTCTGGCAGGTCGTCTCCGACGACGCACCAAGGGCCATTTGAGCCATCGAAGGTCGGCAGTTCGCTTTCCTCGTGCGATTCCACGACCATGAAGGCGCCGTGGTACAGCGAATTGAGGCGCGGATCGCGGTCACCAACAGTGAAGCCGAACTTACGCAGGCAATGGGCCTTTATGCGGGTCACATCTGCCTCTGTATCGGCTGAAAGCAATCCGAACCCGATAAGCGCGGGGTCATCGAAGATGCCTTCCTGCCTCGCCTTAATGGCTTGGAGAGCCCATTTAGCGTCAGGGTGCATAGATACCTCCGTGAAGGTTGACACTCCACCGCTAAGCGGCTTATTGCTAAGCCGCTTGCCGGTAGATCAGTCAGACAGTTCGCCGGATTGAGAAATGCGCTCGAATGTGTCGCCCATAGGGAAGCAACCGAGGATCACGTCGCCGTTAGCGAGCACGAACCAGGACCATTTAGAGCGACCATCGTTGCTTTCGTCGGATTGGCGGATCACCATTTCCGCCTTATCGGGGCTGGCGCGGAATTGGGTAGCGATGATTTCGTCATCATCGGTAACGATGATTTGCTCGATCATGTTGATTTCCCTCGTTGTTCTACGCTCTCTCACACTCCCATCAATGGGAGAGTGTGAGAGAGCTAGTGGCTGGTCAGTTGTCAGGCTTTGCGGGCGCAATAGACCGCCTGAATGGCGGCGGTCAGTTCGGACCATTGGTCTTCGACCAATTCGTAGTCGGCGCCTTCAGCCTCGCTTTCGACCATTCTGGTCGAGAGGTCTTCGGCCGCCTTCATGACGGCGCGCAGCAAGTCGAGTTCGGTCATGCTTAGCCTCCTATTCGGCAGCGTGGATAAGCTCGTTAATGCGATCATTCCACTCACGGAACGTGCGATCACCCCACCTCTCAAGAGGTGCAAAGCCATCACCGGCTTCATCATCGAACGGCTCAGGCTCGATATGAGCAGGCACATGGCGGCAGTTCTGAGCAAGCGTTAGCATATGCACATATCCTTATGCGTAGGTTTGTTGCGGCTAAGGCAACAATAGGGGCATTAGCGCCCCTACTGTTGTCGCTGAAGCGACAGTCAGGCGACCTGACTGATGTGGAACATCGGGTAGCCCATCTGCTTCGCAGACATCCAAGGGCCTTTGACCCAGAGGGGCTGCTGACCGTTAAGAACGGTCTTGCCCTGTGCGGCCCAGCCACCGGCGGTGAGCACGTTGACGCGAGGAACGACGTTGGCAAAGCCAGCCTTTTCAAAGGCTTCCTTGGTGAGAAGCTCCAACTGGAGCTTACGCTCGGCCTTCTTGTCGAGCTTGGTCTTAGGCGCTGCCTTAACGGCAGCCTTGACCGAGAACTTCGCAGCTTTTGCGGGCTGCTTATCGAGCGTCTGGACGACGGCAGCGACGATGGCGGCGAGCATTTTCGGGTCGATCTTGGTCATTTGCGATCTCCGTGGGCTGAGAGGGATTTCTTAGCCTCTCACAGCGAAGCAAGAGGCTAAGAAAGAGAGAGATTAGATGCACTTAGGCGAAGCGCAGGAGGAAATCCTCGATCTTGCTGCAAATCCATCCCATTCTGGGATGATCGTATCCGAAGTGCTCGACGCGCTGCGCCATCATGATGATGCGATTTTCATAGTTGCGGAACATTTTCATTGTTCGGTCTCCGATTTCAGTGTTTGGGAGGGCCTCGAAAGCTCTCTCACAGCGAAGCAAGAGAGCTTGAGAGAAGGGAAGATTAGATGCGCGCGTGCGCGAAGCTCTAAGCCTTACAAAGGCTTAGCCTCGATACCTTGCCGAGCCGCTTCGTTCACGGTTCGTCCAGCTAGAGGAGGAAGGGTTGGGAAGGTGGAGTCGCCCGCATCATGGCGGGTCATAGCCTGCCTCACGTACAGGCTTAGCTTACGCTAAGCCATTGCCGTTGCAGTGCTTTGATCTCGTTCTGTTCGTCATCTGTTCACGCTCTGTCTGCTGCTATAGCAGCAGCCTGCCGCCGGCCAAGCCATTGATTCAGTTAAGCTTTGCTTAACTGGGTCCGGTCCATACGGGCGGGGCGCGCGTATTGAATTAACTTCTTTATATTTTCTCTTTCAACTCCAAACTCTTAGCCCAAAATTTCATAGACAATGTTCTTAAACTGTTCGTCAGGCTTAGGCCACACCTTTGTTGGGTCCCCTTCGCGATAGTAGACTGGGAACCCTATTAAATCCTTTAGGGAGCTTCTGGATGTGAGTTCATCGAACTCCTTGGCTGGGATAGGGATGATTTTATAGCGCATGGGCGGGCTTCCCTAGCCTTTGCAGATGAAGCCTAGGGTGAAGGCTATGCAGAAGAGGAGGAGACAGAAGATGGCGAATTCCATGGGGTGGGACTCCTGACTTTCTGTAGATGGGACCCTTGACTATTGTGTCAAACTATGCCAAATAGTGACATATGGTGTCAAGCAATAAGCGGGACCGTCTGGCTCTGCTGAGAGAGCAGAGGGAGCGGAAATGGACGGACAGCCAGACAAAGAGGGTGTCAGAGCCCTTGGCATCTGCACCTGTGGGTGCGACACCTTCAGAATCAAAATCTACTCCTGTGGCTGGCATAGGGATCATTGCGTCCGCTGCAACAAGGCGTGGTCGGCCTTTAGCGAGGGACAGGCACAAGACCCTGGAAGCACAGAAGCCGTGGGAGAAGGAAGGGATGAGCCGTAGGACTTGGTATCGCAGACGTAGGGAGGGGAAGTGATGAAAAAGCCCCTCGGCCTCAAGAAAGCTATGGACCTGATGCGGCTGCCGGGAACTCGGCTGGTCAAGATGTTCACCCACGGCAGTCCTGAAGGCTTTGCCCACTACGTCATCCCTGGCGGATATGTCGAGCCAGATACGGCCGACAAGATCAAGGCCAGGGCAGATGTGACCGCCTCCAAGGATGGCCTGTTCCCGAACTCGGACCAGACCTGGAGAATCGCAAGAGAGGGAGAATGAGAGAAACACCAACGATTCTGGACGCTGGCCACCAGCACACGATCTATGGCCTCGGTAATCTCGCCCAGGGTAACGTCGTCCAAGGAACCGCCGTCGCCATGCCATTCGCCGGCTTAGCTCAGCAAGGCAATCTAGGGAATCAGTTCAAGGCCGGTGCGGCAACAGATTGTTCCGCTGCTTACGCAGCGGCTCTCAGAATGGCAAAAGATTCCGAGATGTTTGCCAGCTATCCCGGTTTGATCAAATCGCAGAAGAAGGAGAGCCAAGTGACTCGTAGACTCGTACAGGTATTCATTGCCGATCCGAATGAGAATGTTCCATTGGAGGATTCTCTTCTCTATTCTGGCGACCAGAAGCTTACCGATGCGACCGATCAGGAACTGTTCTTCGAGATCGACATGCGAACGATTCTGGCCGATCACAATAAGAAGCGTGTGACCTTCAAGGTGAAGAATCATAGCCTTGATCGAGATGTCTTTCTGGAGCCTGCCAAGATCAGGGACCTTAAGATGGTCGTCGTGACCGTCGCAGGATTCTAACCTGGGTGGCTGAACCCAGGATAGGCGGGATGGAGGTCAGCTTTCATCGGGACTGCTGATCTCCGTTTCGTCTCAAGGAAGGACCATGGGAAGCAACGATCCAGTCAAGCGCAATGAGTTCGCTCTCCCGCCATCCAATGACCGGGATGCAATCATCCTCATTGTCGCCTCCGGCCTGTTCTTGCTCTTTGTGATTGCCGGAGTGATCTTCGGATAAGTCGATGGTCTCGCTTTACAAACGTGCCAACGCGCGCCAGAATCGTGTCCTCAAGATCGTCGAGGGAGCGGTCAAGAACGCGGCCGACCACCATCCCGAGTTCAACTATACGCCCCGCTTGGCTCGATCCATTGCCAAGCGTGCGGCAGGTACACTGACCGCCCAGTGGCGGGATGTGTTGGCGATATCGATGATATCGTCAGACGGGCTAGGCCAGACACCCGCGCATCTGGATAGCCGCCCGGAGTCTCATTGGAGCCAGAATCCGGGAGCGAGAGGTGGAGATATTTTGGGCTCTCCATCTCGCCATCAGGGTGGGGCTCAGGGTATCAAGCCCCACCCTGTCTTGCGCAGGATCATCAAGGAGCTTTCTCTCAAGGTCGGGGAGTACAAGCGCCGAGGGCTTCTGTCGCAGAATCTCGATCACATCAAGGCGGAAGGATTGATCGAGGCCCTGCGCATCATTGATCGTCTAATGAAGAATCAGAAATAATAGAGTGATGCCGCAATTGAGGCCAGAACCGGATGCCTCTTCAGGAAGTCCCTGGTTGCCAGAATATAGCCCTTCCCGGTCGGCTTGCCGTATATCTTCCAGTACTGATACTCATGCAGGCATATCTGGCTGGGCTCATACAGGCTGACAGTCCAATCATCCTCCTTGAGCCACTCCTGAAGAAGCTGAGCGCGAACCTCAACCTGAATTTGATACCGTGAGGGGAACAGTTCCCTCATTTACGCTCCCAGAGCTTGCACCACATATCAGCTTCAATGCGCCCCTCGACCTTGGTGCATGAATCGGTCTTGGGTCGGAAGTGCCGACAGTTCCCGCAGTGGGAAGCGACATGTCCCTTGGAATACCCGACAGAGACCTTGCTCTCCTTCTTCATGGTATCCTGTCCCCTCGATAGTAATTCTTCTTGGCCTTTTGCCCTATCAAGCGCGGCAGCAGTTTCGGGGCTCCGCCATATCCAGGCCGGATTGATCGTACATTCTCATGCGAGAATTCCTCTCCCGCCTCGATATCCCTGACCACATAGAGCGACCGTCTTAGCTGACGGCCGCTTGTCTCCAGCGGCCTCTCCTTCATGGCCTCATGTGTCTGCCTGACCGCTACCGCCATGGCAGAGAACTCGCTGGGTGTCAGGGAGAATTGATCATCCTCCGTCTTGGGACCATTCTCTAGTTTAAGATGCTTCTCGATGATGACGGCTCCCAGGGCAGTTGCAGCAATCGGAATGGCATGACCGAGCGTATGATCCGAGATGCCGATGGGGTGCTTGAACACCAGCAGTTGGTCCAGGGCAGAGATTCTCCCCAGATTGGCGTGCTCTATCGTCCCTGGATACTCCGAGGTGCAATGCAGGAAGGCCGTCTTTACGTCTCGTGCTGCCTCCTCGGCGTCTAGGATTTCTCGGTCCGAGGCGAGTCCCGTAGAGATGATAAGAGGCTTCCCTGTCCTGGCGGTATACGAGATGAGGGGGGTATCCACCACCTCAAAGGAAGCAATCTTGTACGCGGGACAGCCGAGGTGTTCGAGTAGGTCAACGCTAGTGCGGTCGAAGATAGAAGAAAAGATCGGTATGCCTTCCTCCTGAGCGAAGCGATAAAGCTCGCGATGCCATCCCAGCGGGGTGTGGGCCTTTCCGTAGAGTTCATAGAGGCTTCTCCCTTGCCACAAGCCGCTCTGGACGATGAAGTCGGGCCGCTTGATGTCGAGCGTAATGGTATCAGGTTCGTAGCACTGTGTCTTGACGGCATCGGCACCGGCTCTCTTGGCCGCAGAGATCAGCCTCTTGGCCCGCTCAAGGGAGCCGCCATGATTGCCGCTGATCTCGGCAATCAGATAGGGCGGCTGACTGTGGTCGATCTTGCGTCCGGCGATATCCACTCGCTCCTCCTGTCGATGGCGTGAGCCACATACTCCACCACTTCCCGCATTCGCCTGATATGATGTGCCTTGGGATCGTGGTCGCAGACATCGAATGTAATGATCTTCTCGTGCTCGATTCTATATGCTTCCGGGCATTTGTCTGGCGACTTGAATACCTCTGTCAGGAGCTTTGAGTATCCCTCACGCATCGGAAAGCCGCGTAGATTGAGTTCATGGACCAACTTTCGTCGTCGCGCCGGATTATCCACCAACGCAGACCATACATAGTATGAGTGGGTGCAATCGATGTCCGTGACAGACGCTGCCATCCATGGGATGTTCTTTGTCATGTCGTTTAGGATGTTGCCCAGCCGCCTCCGCCCCTTGATGATCTCTGGCCCTCTGGCAAGCTGCGCACATGCCATGGCCGCAGTTGGCTCAGTCATTCTGAGGTTGAGGCCGGTATGACCAGATGGGGCCAACTCTCCATGGTTGATGGCCATTCTAAGTGCCCGACTGTATCCTTCATCCATAGTGCAGACCACTCCGCCTTCTCCAACCTGGAGGTGCTTGTGGACATTAAGACTGAAGACTCCCATGTGACCGATGGTCCCGGCATAATGCTTTCCCTCCTTGGCATAGATCGACTGGGCATTGTCCTCGATCATGACGACCTTCATGTCGTCACACCAGCAGCGTAACACGGCAAGATAAGCCGGGTGTCCGAACAGGTTGGTGACGATCAATGCCTTCGGTGGCGGTCTCAGCGAGAGGAGCTTTGGGTCGAGCGAATAACGGATCGGCTCAATGTCAATAAATCTGACATGTGCGCCAAGTACTTTGGCGACGGCCGCTGTCGCCGACATAGAGTAGGGCGTTGTCCAGACTTCATCGCCTGGACCAATACCTGCTGCCATGGAAGCAGCGAGGAGCCCGCTTGTAGCTGAGTTACAAGGAATTGCATATCTGCATCCGAAGACATCTGTCCACTCCGTTTCTAGTCTGTCTGTCCAATATCCGCCTCGTGGCGTCGATCCCCCCAGGTAGCCGGAGAGCGGTCGCTTGAGTGCCTGGAGGACATTGGTTCTCTCTCTGTGTCCAATCGTATTGAATGGAGGTAATGCTCCTAGAGTCGGCCCGTCCACTTGGAGACCTCCCTGTCGTTTTTGGTAATCTTCTTCATGATCTTGCGTGCTTCCTTCGGGGCATGGCGGAAGGCCAGTCGTAGTAAATCCATCCAAAGCCTATTGTTGCTCTGGCGAATGCCGGCAATGTATGAGATGATCTCGTCGGGATCATGTTCCCTCATGTAACGCTTCCTCCAGTTCCTTCATCGTCATACGTCTTGCTCTATCGCTGGTATTGTCGAAGTCCATTCCTTCGTGCATCTTCTCCCATGCGGGCAGGCCGGTGATCTTCATCTTGACCTTCATCGCGTCGGCAAGATCGGCCAGTCGGTAGGCGGGCAGCCTGGGGATATGAACCTTGTTGAGATTGGGCGAGGCTATGGCCCGCAATACCAGATCGACAGCTTCGTCCATGCGCATGAAGAATCGAGTGCATTCTGGATGCGTAACAGGAACTTCTGTTGCGCCTTTAGCAATAAGGGCCTCCCAAGTTGGGACGACTGAGCCTGTTGATCGCCAGACATTACCGTAGCGGCACACGGCGAACTTAGGACCATTCCAGCCAGTAGTATTGTTGGCAGCCAGGAAGATCGATTCCGCCATGGCTTTGCTGAAGCCATAAGGGCTGACCGGATGAAACGCCTTGTCGCTGGAGAGGGCGACGACCCTCTTGACCCCGGCATCCTGTGCAGCTTCAATGACATTGATCGCTCCATCAACATTGGTCTTGACCATCTCGACCGGATTGTAGTGACCTACCTCGATCCTCTTAAGAGCCGCTGCATGAACGACGATATCGATCCCTTCCATAGCCCTGCGCAGCCTGTCTCTATCGCGCACATCACCGATGAAGAATCGAAGCATGCAGTCAGGGTCTATGGGGGCCAGTTCTTGGTGCATGAGGAACTGACGGAATTCCCCCCTCGAAAATAGAGCGATCCGATCTGCGGCAAAATCACGCTCCGTGAGCAGTCGTCGTGTGAAGGCGGTGCCGAATGCCCCAGTAGCCCCTGTTATTAGGAACTTCACGACGTAGCCCTCAGCGGCGCTGCTGTAACAACGGAATTTCCGATACGGGAGTCTATATCCTCAAGCTCCAGTGCATCCTTAATGACGCCAAGGGTCTTCTCATATGCGATTCTGATCCGGTCGATCTCCGGCTTCTTGATTGCATAGGACATATTGTGACTGTTGATGATCAGTACGCCGTTCTGGATCATCTCCATCATGAATAATGTTCTGATCTTGTCGTCTCTGAACCAAAGCATCCGGCGTGATGGATGGCCAGAGAGCTTGATATGATCCTCAAGATCAGCATTGGCGATCAATGTCTCCACTCGGTCTGATAAATACCATCCATTGTCCTGGAGGTAGTTGCACACGTTCTCTCGCTCCATCTTGTTGATGGTTGCTATGGCTGCCGCAATGGAGAGTGTCTCCCCGAAGAAGGTTCCGGAGTAGAAGATGTTGTTTGGCGGCTCGCACAACTTCATGATGTTACGTCTGCCAACCAGAGCAGAGATCGGCATGCCGTTACCCATAGCCTTGCCGAAGCAGGCAAGGTCCGGCGTTACACCGAAGAACTTCTGTGCCCCGCCCAGGCTGTAGCGAAAGCCAGTGATGATCTCGTCGAAGATCAGGACGATTCCGCGCTCAGTGCAGTACTCACGTAAAAACTTGAGATATTCCGGGTTGTCGTTTGGCTCGACAATAAACGCGGCGATCTTATCATATCCAGGTCCCCAATCCTGGGTCCCATAGGGAACTCGATGGGTGAGGCGACGCACGCTCTCTGGAATTCCCTTGTAACGATCAGTCGGCCCCATGGACCAATCAGCCCATCCATGATATCCTGATAGGAGTACATGATCTCTCCCAGTGTATGCCCTGGCCAGCCTGATGGCGGCGGTTGTTACATCGGTCCCGGTCTTGCCGAACTTGACCATCTCGGCACATGGGATGTGCTTGACTAGCAGTTCGCTTAGCTCGACTTCCCTGTCGCTTGCCAAGCTGAAGCTGATACCGCGATTCAACTGATCCCTAATTGCCGCATCAACGTCGGGATCGCGGTAGCCAAGGACCACAGGCAGAACAGCGTTAACAAGGTCCACGTAATCATTCCCGTCCACATCATAAATATGGCTACCATCTGCATGCGTGACGTAGAGAGGAGCGCGTCCTCCAGGGAACTGAATATGTGACTTGCTGAAGGTTTGGCTTCCGAATGGAATGGTAGAGAGAGCTTTTGATAGTAGAGTATCCGACCTTCTGAATGTTCGCCTTGGTTGCTCTTCTTGGGAAAGAACAGAATAGAACCTTTCGTTTCGTGTCCATCGCTCATTGATCTTCCTCAGTTCTGGTTCCTTATCAAGGATGCGAAGTATACTTGTATAGTTTGCTGGGGCGCCAAGCCTGGAGGCGACTGCTTTGCAGAACTCATAGTCATCCTTGGTATCAAGGACCCATCGCTCCTTATGCAGTCCCGGTAGCGGGCAGGTAAGATTTGCAGCCTTGAATCGATGACGGTTCCGGCTCATGTATTGGCAGACACAATCACGGTCAGTTAGTCTGGTGGCTTCTAGATGGGAGACATGCAGAGCCTCCCAGGTAAAGCACTCAACATCCAATCCGTCCGGGTAGGTGGGCGGATCAACATTGCAGGCGTAGTCTGCCCCTGTCATTTCCCGCAACTTAACGACCTCAGTGATGATTTGAGGATCAAGGAAAGGACAGTCTCCAGTAAGTCTAAGAATTACATCAGCCTTGTGTACCGTGGCACACTGATGGAATCGCTCAAGTACATCCGTCTCGCTGCCGCGCCAGTAAGTGATCTGTTCTTGTTCGCACCACTCGGCAATTGGATTGTCTTGATCTAGTACAGATGTGGCGATAATAACATCATCGACGCCGATTGCTTCATGAGCAGCAATATATACCCACCACAGCACAGGGTATCCGCCCAGGTCCTTGAGAACCTTGCCGGGGAATCTCGTACTGCCCATACGGGCTTGAATGATGGCGATAGTTTTCACTTCTTGCCTTCCAAAGTCTGCGCTAAGAACAGGAGTCGTCCGATATCTTTCATAAGATCATGGAAAACGCCGGCATCATCTATGTTGTGATGTGAGGCGATCTTGCGACAGTAGAATCGGATAAGCTCAAGTCCCTCGTCCTTGACGAGGACATTCTTGAACCACAGCTTCTGCATGCCTTGATCGAGCTTAAGCTGAGACTCGTAGTCGTTGATGATCTCTTTGATCAGCCTGTCATGCCTGCCTGCCTTCTCACCTCTAGGCATATTTCGAGTACCCTTAGTGCTTCCGCGCCTGTGCATCCTGGAGTCTCCTTGCCTTCGATTCTATCGATGAATGCTTTCATTTCGTCTATGTAGTCCTGATCGTATGATCCCCGACAGTGAAACCAGTCAGCCTGCTCCTTATCTGGCGTAAGGAGAAAAAGATTCCTGCTTGGCAGCGTACAGGTAATTCGTCCCGTCTCGCCCTGAATTGTGAAGTGTCTCTGCTCCGGCTTGGTGATATAGTCGAGATGGATCGTTGATCGGCACCCATTCTCATGGGTTATAAGGATATCCGCCATGTCATCGCATCCGTCGATGATGCGGACAGATGACGCCTCCAAATGTCCAGGTCCGAGAAGATGAAGGGCGAGATCGATCTCATGGCTCCAGTTGAGGACAACTCCATCGCGCAGGTAGGCTGGCTTGTCGTTGAACTGGCCGCATGTGAAGTTTGCCCACAGAGGCTTGCCGATTCTGCCGGCATTGATCCATTCAATAGTCTTGAGGACGCAGCCGTGGAATCGCAGATTGTATCCAATCATGCATGGCAGAAGGTAAGAAAATCTCTCTTTATCTGAGAGAGGCTTCTCAATGAAGGCAGGCTTTCCTGCCTCTCCCGCCATTACGGCGTGCTGGTAGTGTAGTCTGGTTGGGCTGGCTATTACAAATGCATCCACTTCTCTCTTAAAGTCTCCACCATCTACTCCGATCTCAAATGGGACTTCTAAGTCTGGTCTGATATCTGCCCCATAGACGCTATGACCAAGCGCCACTAGATTCTTGGCATGTCTCATCCCTATGCTGCCAAGCCCGATGACGCCGATCTTCATGTGCGCTTCCTTGGCTTAGAATCAGCAGCTTGCTTTCCTCGCCAATGAAGCTGGCGCCTTATTACCCGCATGTCCTTGCCGGCTGGCTTGGGGGCTAGGAGGGCTTCATTGATCCGATCAGAAATGAGATGGTACATCTTATTCTCCATCTCGTATCTGGAGCACAGGTGATGTCGAACAATGAGGACGATCTGGTCATGTAAATGGTCTACCCTGATATCGGCATCCAGGACTCTCTTCCCTCTGTTGGCCGACCATATGCCGGGCAATAAGAGATCGCGAAAGCCGGCCAGAGAATTAGGCATTGTTGCCATTAGCGGAATCTTCCGAATAGAACGAGATCGGAGTAGCTGCCCTCGAAAGAGAAGTGAGACAGGCGGCGCCCCTCTTCCTGCATTCCGTACTTGCGGAAGAGCTTGATCATGGGGGCATTCGCCGCCATGCAACCGCCTTCGATACGGCGCATGTTCAAGGTATCAAACAAAATTTCGCAGAAGGTGGACCACGCTGAGTATCCATGGCCCTTCCCCTGGAAGTCAGGGCCGATCAGGATACCAACGTCGGCCACTCTGTTGTGCGTGTCGATGTAGGCGGAGACGGTTCCAATCAACTCTTTATCCAGATGTATTTCCCTCAGGATATTGTCTCGATGTTCAATGAAGGATCGGATGTACTGAAGCTGGGTATTGGTTGTGTGTGTCTTGTGTCGCTGTTCCGAGTATTGGGTTACCGTCTTATTATTGAGCCAATAGGCTTGCGTCTTCAGTGCGCCAATGTCGATGCGCGGCAACTCCAGGGTAATGCTCATTTCTTCTTAGCCTTTGGCTTGTTCGGCTTGATGTGGGTGGCAAGCTTAAGGGCGACCTCAAAGAGGTTCAGGATCGCCTCGGATTCCTGGCTGTATCCGCCGAGCTTGCGTCTGCGCTCTACTGTGTCAGATAGCCAGAGTCGTAGGGCCTCAAGTTCTCTTTTGTCCACGATTCCTCTCTTATGGCTCCTGTTGCGATATACTCAAACCCCGGTCCGATTCCGTTGTGCCAGTCCACCATGCCATCCTTGGTAGGAAGTCCGAGGCGGCGCTGGGTTAGATGCACCCGGCCCTTTCTCGCCATTTGCCCAGCCATGACGGCAGCCTTGATGGCTCCCGGATTCCCATTCCTCTCCATGTCGAGATGGCCCACGAAGTAGACGACCTTCTGCCCCGGTCGGATGGTGAGCAATGCTTCCATTACTGTTTCGTTCTGCATTATGGTTTTCTCATGGCAAGTGAGCCTATCTATCGGATTAATTGATTCGGTGTAGAGTAGCGATTAGATTTTTGCTGTTATTCACAGGAGAGTTCATTGGGGGCGAGGGAAGCAGTCCTGAAGGCGGCAGAGCGCATCATGCTGCTCAAGGACCGCGAGACTTACGAAACCAGCCTCTTAGACTTTGCCGATTACGTCTGGCCGGTGGTCGAGCCGGCGATTCCCTTTGTCAAGGGATGGGTGATCGAAGCGATAGCCGATCATCTTGAGGCGGTCGAGGCTGGGGATATCCGCCGGTTGCTCATCAATGTTCCGCCGGGTTTCACCAAGTCTCTCCTGACAGATGTGTTCTTTCCGGCGTGGCTATGGGGGCCGAGGAATCGTCCTCATATGCGGTTCTTGTGCGCGGCCTATTCAGAGCACCTGACGGTTCGCGACAACATGCGTTGCCGGTCGATCATCATCTCAGACCGCTACCAGCGGCTCTGGAGCAGTCGCTTCAAGGTCTCTACCGACCAGTTCACCAAGATCAAGTTCGCCAATGATAAAACGGGGTGGAAGCTGGCGACTTCGGTTGGTGGCATCGGTACGGGAGAGCGGGCGGATATCGTTATCGTAGACGACCCGAATAACCCCATGGAGATGGAGTCTGAGCCCGTCCGCAATACTACCAAGATGTGGTTCACCGAAGTCCTTCCCGACCGCCTCAATAATCAGGAGACCAGCGCGATCATTGTGATCCAGCAGCGTACCCATGACGACGACGTAAGTGGTATCGCGATCTCCAGGGAGATGGGATACGAGCATCTAATGATTCCAATGGAGCATGATAGCTCTAGGCATTGTATTACCTCTATTGGGTGGGAAGACCCAAGAGTCGATGATGGGGAACTGGCATGGCCGGAGAGGTTCCCTCAGTACGTCGTCAAGGAACTTGAGCGAGACAAGGGTCCTTACGCCTATGCATCCCAGTATCAGCAGTCGCCGGCCCCCAGAGGCGGCGGCATTCTCAAGGAGGCATACTGGCAGTTATGGGATAAGCAGGACAGTAACGGCAAGGAGTATTTCCCGCCCTTCCAGTTCGTCCTGGCCTCTCTGGACACGGCCTATACCGAGAAGCAGGAGAACGATGCCTCGGCTCTGACGATCTGGGGCGTGTTCCGCGAGCGGCCAGTGATCGATGTGGGGCCGGAGGCGCTCTGGCAGCCCAGAGATACACCTACGATTGTAAGAAACAATCTAGGCAACCCTAAGATCATGCTGATCTATGCGTGGCAGGGTCGCTATGAATTTCACGAACTGATTCAGAAGGTAATCGAGACATGCATTCCAGGTCAGATTCCTGGGGGCGGGCCATCTTTTCCTGTGGATAAGTTATTAATTGAAGCAAAGGCCAGTGGCTTGTCGGTCGGCCAGGAGCTTCATCGCATGTTCCGATCTACTGGCAAGATTGGAATTGATCTCATCAATCCAACAGCTTACGGGGATAAGGTGGCTAGGGTCCACGCTATCGAGCATCTCCTGGCAGATGGGATGGTGTATGCTCCCGACCGAGCGTTCGCAGATATGGTGATTGACCAATGCTCCAGATTCCCGCGCGGCTCTCGGGATGACCTTGTGGATACTGTCTCCATGGCGCTTCGTTATTTGCGCGACAGCGGCTTCGCTTTGAAGAACTCCGAGTATGCTATCGAAGATGAGCCGAGTTTAAGCTATAGTCAAAACAACGTTGCCCTTTATCCGGTCTAAACATGGCACCTCCAGGCAGCAGACCGCTGCAAGACCCGTATCCTCGCCCGACCAGCCCGCATCTGCGGGTGATCCAGGGCGGGCTTCAGGATGGGCCAAGCTCGATGGAGGATGGGGCGCTCAAGATCGAGCACCCTGATGGCTCCGTTACCATCAACTTCAATCCTCAAGCACCTGAAGATGCTGACGTAAACAGCAAGAAGTTCGATGCCAATCTGGCCAAGAGCCTTGACGATGACGCTCTTTGCAGCATGGCGACGGACCTTCTGGAGGGCATCCAGCGAGACGAGCAGTCCAGGCGGGAATGGCTTGAGACCCGCGCCAGAGGCATCGAGCTTCTCGGCCTTAAGCTGGAGAGGCCAAGATCGAATGCCGGCGATTCCTCTGCCCCCTTGGAAGGGATGTCGGTAGTTCGCCACCCGTTGTTGCTTGATGCGACTGTTTCATTTCAGGCGACGGCGCGCGGCGAACTGCTGCCAGCCTCCGGCCCGGTCAAGGTGCGTAACGATACACCGCCTCAGCCAATGGTTCCTCCGCAGCAGACCAATGCTCAGCAGCAACTTGCTGAGAGCCTGGAAGCATTGGATGAGTTAGGGCAAGCACTCGAAAAGGATATGAATCATTACTTGACTGCGATTGCGACGGAATACGTTCCAGATACTGACAGAATGTTGTTCTATATTGGATTTGGCGGAGATGGGTTCAAGAAAGTCTATAATTGTCCATTGCGTCAACGTCCGGTTTCCGAGAGCGTGGACCCGGAAGACTTGATCGTTTCCAATGCCGCGACCGATCTCAATAACTGCGGCCGTGTTACGCACAAGATCAAGATGCGCAAGTCGGTACTTAAGCGCATGCAGATACTGGGGGCGTACCGAGATATCGACCTTTCCCCGCCGCAGGTTTCGTCACCGACCGTGGTCGATCAGAAGAAGGAGGAGATTGACGGTCGCAAGAGCGTCGATCAGCGTCCGGAGGACAGGGACTACGAAATCTACGAGTGTTACTGCGAGCTTGATATCGATCAGTTCGCGCCGCCCAAGTTCAAGGGCAAGGGTCTTCCGCTCCCATACAGGGTGACGCTTGAGAAAGAATCGCAGAAGATTCTGGATATCCGGAGGAACTGGAAGGAAGATGACAGGCAGTGTCGCGCAAGACCATTCTTCGTCCAGTTTCCATTTATACGCGGCCTTGGATTCTATGGGCTGGGCTTTATTCACCTACTCGGGAATACCGCCAATGCTCTCACTGGTGCGTGGCGGCTCATGCTCGACAATGGAATGTTTTCTAACTTTCCTGGATTCCTGTTCGCCAAGGGCGCGGGGAGACAGAACACCAATCAATTCCGTGTAGCTCCTGGCTCCGGTGTCCCGATTGATGTGGGGGCGCAGCAGAGCATCAAGGATATGGTTATGCCGCTTCCTTACAAGGAGGCGAGCCCCAGCTTTGCTGCCTTCATCCAGCATGTGGAAGAGGTTGGGCAAAAGCTGGCTTCTACGGCCAACATGAATGTTGGAGAAGGGAAGCAAGATGCGCCTGTGGGAACCACGCTTGCCCTTATTGAACAGGCCACTAAGGTCCTTGATTCAGCGCATAAACGCCTTCATGCCGCTCAGGCCGAAGAGTTCAAGCTCCTCAAGGAGCGATTCCGGGAAGACCCAGAAGCCTTCTGGCGGCACAATCGAAAGCCGGCCATCCAGTGGCAGAAGGACCAATTCATCGAGGCACTCAGCCACCATGAGTTGGTTCCGGTAGCCGACCCGAACAATCCGACCTCTCTGCATCGCATTGCCAAGGCTATGGCGATCAAAGAGCTTCAGAAGGGGAATCCTAACCTATACGACCCGGTTGCGGTCGATATGCGGATCATGCGGATTGTGGATATCGACCCGCAGGGGCTGTTCCGGGCACAGCCGGCTCAGCCGCCGCCCGACCCAAGGCTCATTGCGATTCAGCAGAAGGCCAAGGCGGAAGAGGCCAAGGCACAGCTTGCTCAGCTTGAGCTTCAGCTTAAGTCCGCACAGAACCAGTCTACGGCACAGAATCAGGCGGAAGACCGGGCTTCCCGCGAACGCATCGAACAGCTTAAGATCGCCATCGAAACGCTAAGATTGGAGCAGGAAAAGATCATCCACGCTCATGACATCAATCGGGAGAATACTTCGGCTCATCATGAGTTAATTCGCGACCATCTTTCGCATCAGCAAGAAATGGCGCATAATGCTATGGAGCGGCAGCAGGATTTGGCTCACTCGGCTATGGAGGCTCAGCATGAGGCTCATGGCGGGGTGGTCAAAACTGCGATTGAGTTGGAGACTGAGCGCCGCAAGCACGAGGATCAGTCGCGCCGGGACGAAGAGAATCACCGCCGCAAAGTGGCCCGCGAGGAAGAAGAGCATCAAATGAAGATGCAGCATGAGCGGGAGATGCATCAGGCAAGGCTGGAAGCTGCCAAGCAGATGGCTAGGGCTAAGCCTAAGAAGGAGAAGGCCGGTGGAAAGAAAGAGTAATGAGCAGGCCCCTCAGGCTCCTGAGGATAAACACGGCCCCAAGTATGACAACGATGTACCGCTCTCTGGCTGGCTGCGCGGTACAGATGCAACCAAGAGACCGGGCTTTGCCAAGCCTTGGGACAAGAGGTAACCATGGCTCATTCCCATCACGCTCACCGCGAGCATAAGGCTTCCAAGGCTCGTGTGAAACACATCCTCGGCCATAAGCATGGTGGCGCTGCCCATTCGGACGCGGCCGAAGACCGCAAGATGATCAAGGCCGCGATTCACACCCATGAAGCCAAGATGCATGGGCATAAGTCGCATGGCCGCCTGGACAAGTTTGCTCGTGGTGGTGCAACTAAGAAGGGCAAGCATCATACGCAAGTGAATGTCGTCGTAGCGCCGCACGGGGGCCCTCCGTCTCCCGGTGGTGCTCCCGCCGGGGCTGGGGTTGGTCCTCCCCCGCCCCTCCCCGGCGGCCCGCCTCCTGGCGGCCCGATGATGCCCCCACCGGGGGGTGGCATGCCTCCAATGAAGCGCGGCGGTCGAGCCTATAAGCGCGGGGGCAGCGTCCATATGACGGCTGGCGCCGACTCCGGTGTTGGTCGCCTCCAGAAGGCGCACAAGAAGCATTAATGGCCAGAACGCGATTCCATTCGCTGCTGGCCGCTAGGCTTGGGGAGGTAATTGTTAACCGCTCTGAGCAGTTGACAAGTGGCTCTGCAAAGGATTACTCGCAATACTTGGCTCAAGTAGAGTATTTGAATGCTCTACGAGATGTTCTCAAGATTTGCGATGAGGTGAACGCAGATGAGTTTGGTCCTTCCACGTAACGCCATCAATACTATTTCCCAGGCGAGCGACCCCAAGCGGGCAATTCTTGATTTCGTGGGAGACCTCAGCGGGGTCGAGCTAATTGGTGATCGAATCCTGATTGGCACGTATATCCGCCCGGAGAAGACCAGGGGCGGAATCATTCGCCCCGATTCCAACAAGGACGAAGACGTTTGGCAGGGCAAGGCAGGGCTGGTTCTCAAATGGGGACCGGATGCCTTCGTCAATCCCGAGACGGGCAATCTGTATGATCAGGTGGTCCAGGAGGGTGAATGGTGCGTCTTCTTTATTGGTGACGCTAAGCCATTGCACGTCAAGGGATATCCTTGCCGAATCGTGCGGGACACGAGCATCTGCATGAAGATCAAGGACCCAGAGGCGGTCCTGTAAGGAGATGGCCATGCCCCGTTTGCGACAGCCGAAAGAGTCTGCTCCTAAGGCCAGCGTGCGATTCGAGCAGGAAGAAGAGACTAAGCCCAAGGACCCGAATGCTCCATTCGAGCAAGAAGAGGAAGAGCCTGAAGTCATTGTAGCTGCTGAGAAACAGGCCGAAAAAGACGCCTCAGAGGACCTCAAGAAGCAGATTGCTGCACTGAAGGCGGCCGAGCAGCAGCAGCGAGAGCGGGCTGATAAGGCTGAGCGTGAACGTCAGCAAGCTCGTCAGGAAGCGGCAGAGCGCGCAGCGGAGATCGAGAAGACTAGGGGCGAGGTCATCCAGACCCGCGCTGATGTTATCAACAGGGCTATTGCGGCTGAAACGGAGGCGGCCGAGGCCGCAGAGCGAGAGTATGTCGCTGCCAGAGCCAATGGGGACGCCGAGGCAGAGGTCAAGGCTCAGCGGCGTCTGGCCAGGGCTGAGGCAAATCTAGCCAATCTCCAGAACGGCAAGGCTGCCATCGAGGCGGAGATCGAGGAGACCAAGAGTCGTCCGGCCCCCAAGAAGGAAGAGCCTCCTCAGGGCGACGGTCTGGATCAAACGACCCTGCCGGATACGGCCAAACGATGGCTCAGGGCTCACCCGGAGTACCTGACCGACAACCGCAAGAATGCCAAGATTCAGTCTCTACATTGGGATGTAGTCGATGAAGGACATGCCCCATTCTCTGATTCCTATTATGAATCTCTTGAGATACATCTCGGAATCCGCAAGGCGCCTAGGAAAGAAGAGCCTGAGTCGGAGGAAGAAGAGGCCAATTCGGGGATGGTCAGCGCCCCGGTAAGTCGTGAGCCGCCAGCCAGCGATGGCTCTCGTAAGCCTGGAGTTGTAAGACTTTCTCCGGCTCAGCGCGAGGCTGCCAAGATGGCGGGCATCACTGAAGCTGAATACGCCAAACAGCTTATGAGGCTTCAGGCAGAAAAAGATTCTGGGAACTATGGAGAGCGCAGATGAACGAGCCAGTCACTACGACCCCTGCCCCGAAGCGTCGCGGTCGTCCACCGAAGGCTAAGACGGAAGTAAAGGCTGCACCGACCCAGCCCAAGCCTCGGTATAAGATGAAGGCTAAGCCGAATTGGGAAGATGTCGAAGACATTGCCTTTGAGGATGCGCCGGATCGCCTGAGAATCGCCAAGGAGCTTATTCCTGAGGGTATGGACCTCCAGTGGGTTACCGATAGTGTTTTCGGTCAGGCATTCCCGCAGCGTCGGGCTGAATTCGAGAAGCGGGGATGGACTCCGGTTCATCAGGAGGACTTCGACGGCCAATTCGACGGCATGTTCATGCCTAAGGGCACCCAGGGCGAGATCAAGGTAGAGGGTGTAGTATTGATGGCTCGCCCTTTGGAATTGAGCAGAAAGGCCAAGATTTTGGACCGCCGAAAGGCCAATGAGCAGGTACAGATCAAGGAAGCCTCGCTGCGTGGCGGAGAACTTCCTGGTGTTACACTTGACAGCCAGCATCCTAACGCAGTAAATTCCAATCGAATTAACAAATCCTACGAGCGGATTCCGATCCCCGAGGATTAATCGTACAAGTCCCGCCTCGCGCTGAGGTGGCTCATCCAGACCAGACTGTGGCGCTCACGGTCGAAGTCTATAGGAGGCCACCTTGGCTAACGTATATTCTCCTTTCGGTTTCCGTCAATTTGGCCGTGCTGAGGGCGGGTCCCCGACTGCTGGGTTTGATCGCTGGCCGCTTCTGTCGTCAGACACCAATACGTACTTTACTGGTGATCTTGTCGCAGTAAGCTCGACGCCAAGCGCGCTGGGAACCACAATTGCGCCCTATGTGGCTGCATCCAACTATGTTGCCCTCGGCGTTTTCATGGGCTGTGAGTACTACAGCCCGACTGTCGCCAGGGTGGTGTGGTCTCCATATTTCCCCGGAAGCGTTGGCTCTTCCGCCATCGGCAACGCCTATGTTTGCACCGATCCGGAGCAGAGATATATCGCTCAGGTTTCGACCACCAGCGCGATCTTCAACTCTTCGTGGATCGGCCTAGGCGTTACGCTTGCTACTTCCGGCTCAGGAAATACGCTGAGCGGCATTTCTGCCCAGGCGATTGCTTCGTCGGTTACGCCGACCGTGCAGTCAGCAACCTCCCCATTCAAGGTAGTGGATGTTTACCAGAACTGGGCCCCTCCCGGAACTAACGGCACATCGTCTGGTTCCGAAGGCGCGCAGATCGTGGTTCTCCAGCCCAACAACTGGTTCCGTAACGCTCTTAACGCTGCGTCTACCTAATTGAGTTAAGGCCCCTAGGGCATCAAACAACGGCAGGCGTAGGTGCCTGCCATGCCCCAGGGTTGGAATAGGGATAAGGATCATCTGCGATGCCCGTCGCACTGAGTCAGATTCGCGATCTTCTTCTGCCGGGCCTGTGGGGCATTTCCGGCAAGTATCCCATGATCGAGCGTCAGTGGCCGAAAATCTTCCGGCAGACCGACTCGAACATGGCCCTGGAGCGCAGGGCAGCGATGCGCTATCTCGGTCTTGCTCAGTTGAAGCAAGAGGGTGGCGTTACCGCATTTGATAACAACGCCGGACAGCGTTACGTCTACAACGCTGAACATTTCGAGATCGGCCTTGGGTATGCCATCACCCGCAAGGCCATCGACGACAACCTGTATAAGTCAGAATTCGGCCCCTCGAACGATGGCCTGATGGAATCGTTCAAGGAAACCGAGGAAATCTACGCTGCCAACGTCTTCAACAACGGCAACGTCTATAACGCGGCGATTGGCGGCGATGGTGTCTCTCTCTTCAGCACGGCGCATCCTATCGATCCGCCCAACGCCAACATCGCCAACCAGCCAAGTCCGGATGTTGATCTGAATGAGACAACGCTTCTAAATGCTCTCATCACGATCCGCACCAATTGGCGCGATAACGCCGGCCTGAAGATTCACGCCAGGGGCCGCAAGGTCCTGATCCCAACCGGGCTTGAGCCGGTTGCGCTTCGTCTGTTCCGTTCCGAACTTCGCCCTGGCACGTCAACCAACGACGTGAATGCGATTCAGCATATGAATGAATCGCTCAAGGAAGGCTTCATGGTGTGGGACTATCTCACATCACAGTTCGCTTGGTTCATCCTGACCAACCACGACGGCCTGATCTTCTTCCATCGCAAGCCGTTCGAGATGGACATGAGCGTGGAATTCACGACTGATAACCTTCTGGTTAAGGGCTATCAGCGATATGTTCCGACCTACTACGACTGGCGCTCCTCATGGGGCACCTTCCCGACCTCGTAAGGTGATCCATGATTGGAACCCTAAGACCGTTTCTTAATCTGGTGGCAACGCAATTCGTTGTATCTGCCGGGGTCA